GTCGGCGGGGGAAAACGCGGTCGTCTCCTGGCCGCCGAGGGTCTTGCTGGTCTGGCCTATGTGGTCTCGGCGGCGGAAGGCTTCGCCGGCGAGTTCTATGGTGGCCTGCTCCACCGCCGGCGGGGCCGTGGCGTAGCCGGCGGTGTAGCTGACGACGACGCGGGAGCGGTAGGGGAAGATATCGCCCACCAGCGACAGGCGGGCGCCGTCGAACAGGTAGCCGGGCGAGCCGGTCGCCGGATTGGCCTCGGTGGTCACCGTGCGGCCGGCGAAGGACACCGACTGCACGGAGACGATCGGGGCCTGGCGAAGCATCATCCAACCGGCGCCCGTGCCGTCGTAGACCTCGGTGTAGACAGCGGTCAGAATTTCCCGCCCGAGGTAGTCGACCACCAGCCCTGAGGCCGAGGTGATCAGCCGGGCCAGCAATGGGTCGCTGGGCCCGGCGTCGCAGGGGACGCCCAGCCAGGCTTTGAGATTGGCCAGGCTGGTGAGGTCGGAGGGGTTCATGACCGCCCTGCCCTAGCCGGCGGCGATGTTGGTGATCGCGGCCATGGCGAAGGGGGCGTAGACCACCAGCGTCTCTTCGGCATAGACGCCGACCATCTGCGCCCGGGTCGTGACCGGCCAGTCGACCTGGTAGTAGTCGCGGCGCACCTTGACCTCGGCGACGTTGGGCACCTCGTTGGACTGGTACTGCAGCGGCAGGTCCGAGGCGTAGGCCAGCACCGTGCCGGGGGGCACGAAGGGGTGGATCTTGATCGGGATCTTCATCCCGCCGTTCAGGAAGGGGTTGAAGTAGAAGTCGATGGCCGCGCCGGCGGTCATCCGCACCTCGCCCTCGGACGGGTTCTGGAAATACTGCAGCAACGGGCCGGAGCCGGAGGACAACACCTTGGCGGCGATGTCCTTCAGCTGCTGGCTGTTGACCCACAGCACCGTGGGCGAGACCTGATAGGCGTCCCACAGGCCCTGCAGCATGTCGTCGATCTCCTCCACCGAGCCGTGGCCGGAGGAGGTGAGCGTCGTGCCGACGCCGGCGACGCCGCCGGCCAGGGTGTTGACGTAGGCCCCGCCGGCGCCGGCCTTGAGCGCGGTGGTGAGCAGGCCGTCGAAGCCGGTGGCGTTGGTGGAGCAGTCGGCGGTGATGGTCGTGGCCGCCTGGCGGCTGGAGGCCAGGGGCGCGGAGATCGTCACGCTGTTGATGCCGGTGATGGCCTGCAGCGTTTCCGAGCCGGCGACGCCGACAAACCAGGCGTAGGCGACCGCGCCCTGGACCGGGGCGACCGTGGCGGCCAGGGTCTGGCCGAGGGTCAGGACTTGAGTGGCGTTGGCGGACTTGTTGGACGAGCCGCCGTTGACGGTGAAGGTCTTGCCATCGGCGCCGGTGACGGACTTGGAGGTGGCGACCCCATTGGCGAGGCTGGAGTTACGGTACCCCTCCAGAGTCAGGGCGACAACGATCACCGAATAGGTGGCGGACGGCAGGGTGGCGCCGGTTCCGGTGGCGGCCGGGACCGGGGTTGCGGGCGAGCCGAGCTGGAGCGAGGCGTTGCCGGCGAGGACCGCCATCTCCTCCTTGAGCATCATCTTCTGCAGCAGGCGGGTGGTCATGGTGGCCTGCACGTCCTCGAAGGTGCGGCCGGCGCTGATGGCTTCCCAGGTGGCCTGGTCCTCCTCGCCGAGGGTGGCGTAGGCGGCGGAGCGGGACTGGGTGACATAGCTCATCTGGCCGGCGCGCTGGCCTTCCGGCACCCAGCCGGTGGCGTCGAAGCCGGAGCCTTGCAGCCCGGTGATCGCCTTCCAGTTGGTGGCCGTGCCGACGCCGCCGGTGCGGGGCAGGCTTTTGATCAGCGGGGCGTTGAACGGATAGAGGTTCTTGGCCGGCGCCTGCAGGTCGTAGGCGACCAGGCCAGTGCCCGTGGTGATGGCCTTTTCGATCTGGTTCGGATTGGCCCCGGCCATGGCCAGGACGTGCCGGGCGATGTCTTCGGAGGGGGCTGAGAGGGAGTCGACGACCGCCTTGCGGAGGTCGTCGTGGTGGACGGGTGCGTTCATGGAGGGCCTCCAGGGGTGGGGCTGTGGGGGTGTTGATGGGGTGAAGGAAGAAGGGTTCACCACGGAGCACACGGAGGGCACGGAGGTTTCGGTGAGGCGGCGCGCAGCGCGTCCAGACGAGGTTTCAAAGCCGGACTTCGTCCGGATTGAGCGCCCTCCGTGCCCTTCGTGTGCTCTGTGGTGAAATTGGGCGGGTTGGAGGATCAGCGGCCGATCGGGATTGGCCTGCGCAGCGCGGCCATGAGTTCGAGGCGGCCTCGATCCTCCGCAGGGAGGGCGGCGAGGTATTTCTTCAGGTCTTCGGGGCTGGGCGTGGGGTCGCCGGGGTTGGCGTCTTCGGCCTTGCCGATGGCGCGGGCGGCGCCGGCGAGGGCCTTGGGCGGGGCGGGCGTTCCGGCGAGGTCGTCGAGGCGCTTTTGCAGCAGGTCGATGGTGGCCCAGAGGGCGTCGACATCCGGCGACGGCGCGGCGCGCAGGATCTTGTCGTCCATGCCGCCACAGTCGGCGCCCAGGGCGCAGAGGTGGTCGTGGGCGGCCTGGATGTGCTCCAGGTCGGCGGCGGAGTTGCGGGCGCCGAGTTTGTCGAAGCGTTCGGCGGCGGCGATCGCCTCGAAGGCGGGCTCGGCGGGAGGCGGCTCGTCCTCGATGACGGGCGCGGCCTGCATCAAGGCTTCCCGCGCCTTGACCACATAGTCGGTGTAGCGCCCTCGCCTGCCGGCCGCGGCGGCCAGTTCGATGGCCTTGGCGATGACGTCCGTGTTGCTGGGGGTGTTGGAGGGGCCAGGCTGTTCGAGCTGGTCGGCCTTCCACATGTCGATCACCGCTTCGGGATTGCAGGGGCGGTCCACCAGGCTGATCTCGTTGAGCTTCAGCTTGGTGATCACCTTGCGATCCTTGGCGTCCCGCGACAGCACCCGGCCGCCGATGGAAAAGCCCTTGTAGACGCCGAGCTGGACCTTCTTGACCGCCACGGGGTCGACCACATGGGCGGCGATCCGCGTGGCGCCATCCTCGCCGACCTCGGCCGAGAGGGTTGCGCCGGCGGCGGTGAGGCCATGCATTTCGCGCAGGGCGCCGAAACGCATATAGGCCGGCAGGGCCGCCTTCATGGCGTCGGGGGACACCGTCTCGTCGGCGTCGTCGACGGCGCCGGTGGAGGCCGTGCCGAACACCTTGATGGTGCCGTCGTCCTGGGCTTCTACCTTGGTGATTTCACCATAGATTCTCATGGCTTGAGCTGGTCTCCTGACGGTGGGATTGGATGCGCGAGACGGATGAACAGCCGTTCATCCTGGGTACAGGTTGGCGGGGCGACGCTGCTCGCTGGCAGCGAACTCGCGCCTGACGCGTTTTGCTGGTTTAATCAGGTCCAGGGCCGCGCCCGGGCGTGGCCGTACAGGCGGAGGCACGTCCCATGAACCGCTATCTCAACAAGGTCTTGATCGGCGCCGCCATCAGCGGCGCTTTGGCGTTGACCGGGTCGGCTCTGGCCCAGCCGGCGCAACCAACGGCGCCCCTGAAGCGCTGTTTCTACGCCCACGACTGGCAGGGCTGGCATGCGCCGAACGCGCACATGATGTATATCCGGGTGGACATGCATCGCATCTATCGGGTGGACTTCGCGTCCAGCTGCCAGGCCTTGACCTGGATGGACGCGCACCTGATCACCACCTTCCGCGGCAGCGACTCCGTCTGCACGCCGCTGGATCTGGACATCAAGGTTTCCGACGGCGGCCCTGGCCACATCACCGAACCCTGCATCGCCAGCGGCCTTTCGGAGCTGACGCCGGAAGAAGTCGCGGCGATCCCGAAGAAGGATCTGCCCTGATTGCTTTCCTTCTCCCTCTTGGGGGAGAAGGTGGCGGCGAAGCCGACGGATGAGGGGTCGCGCAGGCCTTTCCGGATAGTCTGATTCCAGGAAACTCGACGGGCCGGTGCGACCCCTCATCCGCCCCTTCGGGCCACCTTCTCCCCCAAGGGGAGAAGGAAAGCTAGCTCGGTCCCAGCGGGTCGCTGGCCTCGCCCACATTCCCCTTCGGCAACGGTCCCAACCCTCGCCGCGCCCGCACCTCGTCCACGGTCGCCGAGCCGTTGCGCAGGGCGAGATCGTCGATCTGGGCCTGCTGCATGGGGTCGACCATGGGCGCGTCGTTCCAGGCGAACTCCAGGTCCGTAAACCCGAAATCGTCCTGGATGACCGCGTCGATCAGGCGTTTGGCCCAGCGTTTCAGGGGCTCCAGCCCCTCCTCCAGGCCGCGATCCTGGTCCTGGGCGGCGGTGCCGCGGTTCATCTGACGGACGAAAGCGGTGGGCGGTAATGAGAAGGCGTAGCAGACCACGCGGGCCAGCCATTCGTCGAAATCGTCCTTGATCGGCGCCTCCTTGAACGCCTGGTAGCGGGTGCCGGAGGGGACCCAGAGCAGCTTGGCCTGCTCGGCGGTGACGCCGGAGAGCTTGGAGTCCAGCCACAGCTGCATGTCGCGCAGCTGGTCGGCGGTCCAGCTGTCGAGGCCGGTGAGCAGGCCGGCGGGCAGGTTGCTCTCGGTGAAATAGGCCAGCTGGGCGGCCTGGCGGCGCAGGACGGTGTTGATGGTGACGATGATCTGCTCGACGGGGCCGAAGCCGTAATTGTGGTTCGGGCGCGGGTTGCGCGGGGCGTAGATCAGGTCGGCGTTGGTCAGGTTGGCCCAGGCGACGCCCTTGATCACCTGCTGGTAGGCGACGTCGGTCGGACCGGTGGGGCGGCGGCCGGTGTCGTCGACCATGGGGTGGATGGTCTCGCCGGGGATGACATCCAGGCCGATCAGGCCGCCGGCGCGGTTGCGGCGCCGCTCGATGGCCGGGGCGTCGAGGGCGAGGAGATCCTCCAGCAGCAACCGCAGCCAGGTGGCGAAGGGGGTGACGCCGTCGGGCCGGCGCCAGAAGGCGGTCTGGGCGGCGAGGCGCGGGTCGGCGGGATCGACCCAGGCGCCCTTGGCCGGCTGGATCATCCAGTCCAGCCGCTCGATCTGGTCCTTGCGGGTCTCGATGGCGAGGCGGACCAGCTCGACGTTGGCGAAGGCGCGGAGCTGATGGAAGCCGAAGGGCTCGAAGGCGCGGGGGCGGACGGTGCTGTTGATCGCCAGCGGGAAGTCGAACGCCCGGACCGGCTCCTGGGCGACCGGCGCCAGCGGCTGGCCGGGGGAGAAGACGGCCCAGTTTGGGGAATAGGGGCCGTTGGTGACGCTGTAGCTGAGGGAGGTGCGGAGACCGCCGGGTGGGGGCATGAGAGGGGCTCCGGGGTTTGGACTCAAAAATGTTCGTCATAGCCGGGCTTGTCCCGGCCATCCATTTCTCCGCTTCAACGGTTCGTTGTGGCGGAACCATGGGTCCCCGCCACAAGGGCGGGGATGACCGGGAGTTTTAGATCTGTCCGCGATCGACCAAGTCCTGCCGGGCGTAGTCCAGATACCCCCCACCCTTCACCGGCTCGCCCAGCATCAGCTCCGTCAGCGCCCATACCAGCGCATCCAACCGGTTCGGGCTGGAGTCGCCGAGGTAGCCGCTGGTGGTCGCCCGGCTCATCTCGTGTTCGAGCTCGGCCAACGCGTTTTCGGCGGGGTCGGGGATCAGGTGGCGGACTCTGCCTTGTTCGTAGAGGGCCGAGACGGGTTCGGCGCGGATCATCTTGCCTCTTGAGGCGGAGACCAGGGTGACCG